CTGCGAACTCCGTACCGGCGCGGCGTTTCGCTTCAGCGATCGTGAGTCTCGCTGCTGGCGTTACGGCAAGCTGTTAAACGATATCTCAGTCGGTGAAGCCGTCGCTGCGTCCACTGCCTACCCAGTGATGCTACCAGCCCTGGACCGTGTGTATCGCTTCGAGGAACGCGACGGCAAGGTGACCTCACATCGCGTCGTGCTGGCAGACGGCGGCGTCGACGAGAACCTGGGGATGTCGGCGCTAGAACCCGGGCGTAACCCCGACTTCGCCTACGCGGAGAAATTGGACTACCTTATCTGCTGCGATGCCGGCCACGGGATCCATGACGGCACGGAGATCCCATTCTGGTGGCCGAGCCGCATGATTCGCGCACTAAAGGTCCTCATGAAAGGCGTCCAGGACGGCACATTCAAGAGATTGCACCTGTACGCCGAGAAGGGTGAAATCGAAGGGTTTGCACTGGTATACCTCGGCCAGGATGATTCGAAGTTACCACTACGGCCGCCTAACCTAGTGAAACGCGCCCAAGTGAGCCACTACCCCACCGATTTCAGTGCTATGTCTGCGCAGGATATAGAGACAATCTCTGTACGCGGAGAGCAGCTGACACGTCTTCTGGTCTCACGTTACTTGCGAAATCTGTAGGCACAGGAAATTCGGCTCAAATTAACTCCATATGATAAGTGGGGAGGTGTAATTCCGATATATCAATGCAACCTAACACTTCCGTGATCCTTCACAATTCTTAAACCTCAGTAGTCTTCCTTTAATGTGCCATCCGGATAGGCTAGCCCTAAACGAATGTTTTCATTTATGTAGTATTGAAGTATTCCCGGCACCCGCGCATCTTGCTTGATCCAGTCCAGAGCCTGGGACGTCGAATGCACCTGATCCGAATGCCTGCCGTTTTGGAAGCTGACGAGCTCATGCAAATAATCATCCAGCCAGGACGCTTCTTTGGGGATAAAGACCTGGCCACTTTCGATTGTGGCGGTCTGGGCATGTATGCGCATGATTTTATCCCCGTCCGGTTTATAGGCGGTAACACTATGTGGTCCTTCTTGATTCAACTCCTGAATATGCGCATGATTTTATCCCCGTCCGGTTTATAGGCGGTAACACTATGTGGTCCTTCTTGATTCAACTCCTGAATATGTTGGGTTCCGGACGCCTTGTCTTCAATGAGTACCTATCTGCAGCAGTACTGAAAGTCTTTGCCGATTTAAAGAGAGTAAAAAACAATCAGTCTACCTAAAGCAGGTAAATGCGACTGAGTTTTGCCTAATTAACTCCCACAGAAGAAGGGTATATCGACGTTAATTGTTATCATAAAGTATGATCATCAAAGCAAGATAAGGATCTTAAAGGTGTGTATTCACATACTAACAATTGTCTATTAGATGTGGATTACGCCCCTCTTTTATTGCTAGCTGTTGATAGTATCGTATGAGAGCAGGGACTTCCGAATCCTTTTTGATGTAATCAAGCACCTGTGAGGTCGCGTCTACCTGGTCTTTGTATTTGCTCTTGGGAAACGTCATAAGCTCATGGATATACTCCGCCAGCCAATGAGCATGCTTCGGCAAATAAAAAAACCCGTTTTCAATAATTGCGGTCTGGACGTTCATGCGCATCTCCTTGTCCCCTTCCGGTGAATACTTTTTGACAGCATAGGTCCCTTCATTAACTAATTCCTGAATCAGTGGCACACCTGAAGCCATGTCCTCAACTAAAATCGTTGATGGTTTGTAGGTTTTCAATTGTTCCTGCACCGCTCGTTTAAGGTCCGGATAATTCAGACGCTTGCGGAAGACGTTTAGCACATAGATCTTTTTGTCCCTCACACCGCAGGTGATGCACACACTGTAATCGCTGAGCTCACTGGCCTTATTGGCCGTATCCCACGACTGCACGATGTATTCGAATTCCTTTGGTAACTGTTCGGGCTCATAGAACAGCAGCCATTCCTTTTTTACCATCCCACCCCCCAAGGGTACTGGGGACTGCTGGTATTGGCAGGCAAAGTGATATTCACCCACGGTTTTGCGAATCCCAGCGAGCGTGGTTAGGGACTCGCGCTCTGGATGCAGCGCTTCTCCGGTCCTGCGGGTATAGGTGATTTTGCGATAGGGCGTTTCGATAAGGTAGGTCTCATCCTGTTCCGCGATGGCTGAAAAGATCACATCATTCCAGCGTTCCTGCTCATGCACGTGCCCGACCAGATCATTTTCATGCAGGCGTTGCATGATCACGACGATGCAGCAACGTTCCTTGTTGTTCTGGCGGGTATAAAGAGTAGCATCGTACCAACTGTTGACCGCCTTACGCTGGGCATCTGAAAGTGCTTCCTCAGGTTTCTGGGGGTCGTCGATAATGATGAAATCCGCTCCACGCCCCGTCAGGACGCCACCAACTGATGTCGCCAGGCGAAATCCCCCTGCAGTAGTCACAAACTCACTCTCCGTGTTCTTGCGCGAGGAGAGCTGGGTGACCGGGAAGGTTCTCCTATACCACTCGCTTTCCATTATCGCCCGGCAGTCGTTGGAAAGCTTATTGGCTAGATCCTGGGCATAGCTTGCGCAGATGATCGGAACCGAGGGATTATGGCCCAGTAGAAAGGCTGGCAGAGCCACAGACGTACACAATGACTTAAGGCTTCGCGGCGGTAGGTTGATATTGAGACGGCGGATCTTGCCGTTTCGGCAATCCTTAAGTTTCCCAGCCAAGAATTGAGTATGCCAGTTCGGCAGATACTCGGTCGTGGGATAGAGCTGGTGAAAGCAGCGCCGTATAAATGCGTTGAAATCCAGTCGCAGTAATACGTGGTACCGGTCAGGTGTCATCGGTTTCATCATCACTCTCCTTCACCGACTGCCGAATCTCATCAATGATTTCATTCGCGACCTGTTGATCGGCCTCCTCCAAAACGACCGAGCTCCCCGGTTCCGGTCCACCATCCGCGTACCGAAGGACACCCAACAGTAGCTGCATCGCCCGGGGATCTCCGGACAGGGCTTTGTTCACCAGCTGCATGATGGCGGCTTCCCGCTTACTGACCGTCCGGCGCACGCCGTTCTCATTCACGATTACTCTTTTGGCAAGCTCCCTTTCAAGAGCAGTCCCGAGGTTGAGTGAGCCATTCGGACGTCCATGGGGATTTCCTGATGCGCCTCGCTTAAATTGAGTCTTCTGCGGCGGTTTACCGTACCCGACGTCGTAATTTTTAGGTTTCGCGTTTTTATCAGCCATGACACCCTCTCCGAACCGCTTGGTGTTCTAAGAACGTCCGGCCGGATTGGGTGTGAGTGGCCATCTGACCGGTGAAGGTCTGCCAACGGCGAATCGCGGTGTCGACATACAGCGGGTCAATTTCGATCCCATAACACACGCGACCTGTACGCTCTGTTGCAACCAAGGTCGTCCCACTGCCTAAAAATGGATCCAGCACGATCTCACCCCGAGCCGAAGCATCCAACAGTGCATCGGCTACCAATGCCACTGGTTTTACGGTGGGATGCAATGCCAGGAGATTGCCCTCCTCCGTGGTCCGTGCAAAGGAGCTCATGCCGTCGTACTGCCAAACGTTCGTGCGATAGCGACCGAATTGGCCCAGCTGAACATTGTTTTGGTGAGAGGATTTGCCATGCTTGAACACAAAGCAGAGCTCATGGGCGCTCCGATAGAGGGACCCCATTCCGCCATTGCCTTTTGTCCAGACGCAGAGGTTTTTGAAATCGTCATAGACCTGACGACCTGCGGTCAAGAGATTGCCCATATGCCGCCAATCCATAAATACGTAATGCAAGGAACCGTCTTCACTGAACCGGGCCATGCATTTGCAAGCTGAGATGAGAAACAACGTGAATTGCGCATCGCCCATCTCACCGCTCGCCATCGAGAATTCGCGATGCTTGATCTTTCCGAGGCCGCTCACATGGCCAGTGATAGCTACGTTGTATGGCGGGTCTGTAAAGCACACAGCTGCTCGTTTATCTCCCAATAATGCTTTGTATGAGGCGATATCGCGCGCGTCCCCACAATAGAGTCGATGTGGGCCCAGATCCCAAAGGTCGCCCAACTCGCTCACCGATGGTCCGTTTGACGATTCAGGCAATACATCAGCTGGATCGGACTCACCATCTGCTGCTGGCGTAAGGTCCTCGATCAGTAAATCAATCTCGCCCATCTGAAATCCGGTATCTTCCAGACTAAAATCCAGCTCAACTTCCGAGAGCTCTTTAAAACTCTCAGCTAGCAGTTGGTTATCCCAGGCAGCGTTTTCGGTGAGCCTGTTGTCGGCAATCATGAAGGCGCGGATCTGTGGTGGCGTTAAATGCTCCAGGCAAATGGTGGGCACATGTGTACAACCCAACAGTTTGCAGGCGGCTACCCGGCCATGGCCGGCAATCACGTTAAGTTGGTCGTCCACCAATAGTGGAACGTTGAATCCAAAGGCCTTGATGCTGCGCGCGATCTGCTTGATCTGCAGTGGTGTATGGATGCGAGGGTTCTTTGGATCCAGTTTCAATTCCGAGATAGCTCGCTTCACAACCAACATTGAGGTGCGCAAACCATAGGGACGAGGTTTGGTCTTTCTGGTAGTTTGACGATGCATATATGTTCCTTTCTATCAACTAATGTAGAATTACATCTATATGGTCAAAATTACTTCCGTCCTGGCTTGAGCTCGGGGGCCTCCATGGCCCAAGCGACCACTTGCAACGCTACGCGGGTCAGCGGCACCAACGCTCGGGTTGCTTCATTGGGATAGCGCTCAACCAGATCGAACGGTGCAACGCCTTTAATCACTTCGTCCTTGCCAAGCATTTCAATGGTTCCAGGTTGTTTTGAAAACCGATCGTGTAGACGCAGAAAGCGTTCGTTGGCGAGCAAGGGAATTGATTTCCCTCGACTCTTGACCCAGTCAGATTCGATTGCTGCTTGTGGTTGCAGTTCGTAGGCTTCCCGATATTGTTGCTTCAAATCCTTTCGATATCTCACCAAGCTCGCAGCCACCTCACGCGGTCGGAAACGCAAGCGCAATGCATATAACGCCACACCCATCTCCACCAATTCGTCATAGCCGAACCGAAGACGATTACCCCTCCCCGGTTGCTTCTTGGATTCCGCAAATGGCACGCCCAATTGCCGTAGATAGCGCAGCTGGTGACGCGTCCAAACCGAAGGGGGTTGGCCCTCAGAAAGCGCCCATAACACCTGCCCATAACTTAGGGCCAACTTGGGAACGGGGTTATTCATGGCATCCATAGCTCATATATAGATGTAATATTACATTCTTTATATGATTTGTCAAAATGGGGGTCTTATCAGGGGGGGAAGAGGCTGAATTACCGGCATCTATGCGCCGTTTACGGGCGCCTCCCCCACGCCGCTTGAGTTGACTTACCTACCACAGGAAGCGGGAATGGGACCAGCGAATAGGTACCCCCATGCCCGATGACCTAGCCCAACAACTTGAGTCACTCCCGCAAAAGAGTCGGGCCGAACTATGCGCGATATGGGCCAAAGTATTTGGTCATCCCCTGCGTTGCCGAGCCCATAGGGATTTTCTCACTCGCTGTATTGCTTACCGCTTGCAGGAGCAAGCATATGGTGGTCTCAGTGCTAAGACACGCAAACAACTCCGTAAGATTGCTGCTGAGATTGAAGCGGGGTCTAGTCCTTCCATGGAAACACCCCGCATCAAGTTGGGCACGCGTCTGATCCGTGAGTGGAACAGTGAAACCCATGAGGTCACATCAATCAGCGAAGGGTTTGCATACCGGGGCAAACCCTATAAAAGCCTTTCGGAGATTGCCCGGCTGATCACTGGGACACGTTGGTCAGGCCCAGCGTTCTTTGGACTCAAGAAACCTCGTGGCTAGGCTTCGCTGCGCCATCTATACCCGCAAGTCTTCTGAGGAAGGATTGGAACAATCGTTCAACTCACTGGACGCCCAGCGGGAAGCCTGCCTCTCCTATATCCAGAGCCAGCGCCATGAAGGCTGGAAGGTAGTGGATGAAGCCTATGACGATGGTGGGTTCTCGGGTGGGAACATCGATCGGCCAGGGTTAACGAAGCTCCTGGAGGATATCAAGGCCGGCAAGGTCGATTCGGTCGTGGTCTATAAGGTGGACCGATTAACCCGCTCCCTCGCCGACTTCGCCAAGATGGTCGAGACCTTCGATGAGTTCGGAGTCTCGTTTGTCTCGGTCACCCAGCAGTTCAATACCACCACCTCCATGGGCCGGCTCACCTTGAATGTGCTGCTGTCCTTTGCACAGTTCGAACGGGAGGTGACTGGGGAACGAATCCGGGACAAGATCGCAGCATCCAAACGCAAGGGCATGTGGATGGGCGGCCGGGTGCCAGTTGGGTATGACACAAAGGACCGCGCACTCGTCGTGAACAAGAAGGAGGCTTCCCGGGTGCGACATATCTATGAACGTTACGTAGCATTGGGCTCGGTGGCCAAGCTCAAGCAGGAACTGGATGCTCAGGGTATTCGGAGCAAAGACAGACTCAGCAAGACGGGGAAGCGGTCCGGCAATGCACCCTACTCCCGCGGTGCACTCTATGACCTGCTGCAGAATCGAATTTACCGCGGCATTATCACCCACCGAGGCAAACCCAATGTAGGCATGCACGAAGCCATCGTCCCGGAGGCCCTCTGGGACCAAGTCCAAGTGCAGCTTGAAACCAATGACACCGCCAAACGCACCGGCACCAAGGCGCAGGCGCCGAGCCTGCTTGGTGGGCTAATCTATGATGCGGAGGGAAAAAGGCTCACGCCCACACACACCGTCAAGAACGGCAAACGCTACCGCTACTATGTCTGCCAAGCGCTCATCCGGAACCTAGGGAATAACAAGGCTAGTGCAAGACGTTACCCGGCGCATGATCTTGAGGGGCTGGTAGTCGAGCGGTTACAGACGTTCCTGGGCAACGGGCCTGATGTATTGGAATCGCTCGCCCTGCCCTTGGAGGATGCCTCCCTCCAGACCGCCGTTCTCGCATCGGTACGCAACCAAGCAACCAAGCTGACGGAAGCAGCTCTGACCGAAACGCGCGCATTCCTGCAAGCAGTGGTATCCAGAATCACGCTGGCGGGTGACGAGATACAGATACTATTGAGCAGACAACGTCTTCAATGTGCGCTGTTGGGTAATGACAGGTCTACTCAAAGCGAACCCTCCAAGCTCCATACTGACGAGTGTGATGAACCAATCTGCCTGACGATCAAGGCCCAGTTACGGCGCTGTGGCGGTGAAATGAGGGTTATCCTGCCGGATAGCCAAGAGAAGAAGGACAAAGCGCATCCCAATCCCGCCATGATCAAAGCCATCGCGCGCGCTTATTGCTGGCATGATCGGCTGATCTCAGGTGAAGCCAAATCCATCCGGTCAATTGCCAAAGAAGTCGGGGTCCATGAGCGATACGTCAGTCACATTCTCCACTGTGCGTTCCTTGCCCCCGCCATCGTCGAGGTCATCCTGGAGGGTCGCCAACCTCTAGATCTGACACTCAATAAGCTGCTCTACAGCCTGCCCATGAAGTGGGATGAACAACGACGTGGGTTTCAGATCAGCGACTATCAATAGCTGTAAGTCGCCAACCGGATTGACCGTTTCCACCCAGAGTGGCCATTCAATACGCGCTAGAATTAGCATTCAAACGGGCCGCGTTGGAGGGCAACGTTAGCCGACCCAACGTGTAGGCTCAATTTAATTCCTATGGAGAAGATTTTATGAACAAGTACAAGAATGAGCATTCTGTTTCGCCAAATTTCTCTTTGGCATTTCAACAAATGGTGAGCTTTGCCGCCATAGCAAAAGTGCGCAATTTGTCAGAAGTTCTCGATGAGCTCATTCTCCAATGCTATGTGATCCTTCCCAGCGAGCCGCTTAATTCACCAGCTACGCTTATCAAGATCATAGATGCGCTATTCGGCATAAAGCTGCTGGAAAAGAACGTTGCTATATCATTGGACCGACTGCTTTCAAGACAATATCTGATCAAATTACCTGGAAACCACCTGGGTCTGTCGCAGGATGTTCAGGCTAGATTGACCACTAGAATTCAAGAAGCGAGGGCCCTTGAGAGTGATGTCAAGGAAGCGTGGCTACAACAGGTGGCGGCAAACGCACAGCTACCCAAAGAGAAATTGTGGAATGTATTGATGCTATATCTGGCTCAGGCCTTCAAGAGACACGGTATTCAAGCGGTCAGTCTATTAGATCCTGCCAGTCAGGTTTCTCAAGAACAACTCGGTAGTCTTTCTTCTATATTGGATACCCTTGTGCACGATAATATTCCCCAAGTGCAACGTGACATTGCGCGCAAGACTATCGCATCTTTCATTGCGGATGTGCGTACAGATCGCAAGAGAGCGGAATACATAGCACAGTTGGCTGATAGCGCTTTCAACTATTTCTCTCTCATGATTTCTCCAGAAATATCCGCGCGACTCCGCGAAAAACTAAACCCTCTTGTTCTATTTTTGGATACAAATTTCATATTTGGTATTTTGCAAATACACACAAATCCACAAGTAGATGTCTCAAACGAACTCCTTGAGGCTGTAAAGCAATTCAACTTGCCGTTTAAGCTTCGTTACCATGAATTTACCGTGCGAGAGACGACGAACACTCTCTATCACTTTGGCGGCGAGCTTCGAAAGCATAGATGGTCCCAGAATATCAGTCGAGCTGCGGCTAAATCAGAGCGCGTATCTGGTATTGAACTCAGATTTCATCAAAAAAATGCGGTGGTACCTATAGAAGTAGATGATTTCATGTCGCCTTACAAACATTGGGAGATTATGCTTAAGGATAAGGGAATTGATATCTACAGGTTAGCCGGAAATAACGCACAGTTGGCAAAAAGAGCTGATTTGGAGGCAGATTACAAAACTTATCTAAAATGTCATCACATGGAAAGATCATACGAAGCTGTTCAACACGATATGGCTGTGCTCGAAACTGTAGAGTCGTTAAGAAGTAAGGCTGCGAGCTCGCTCGATGCCGGTGCATTATTAATTACATGTGATTACCAACTATATCGATTCGATGCAGAGAAAAGCCGTAAAGACGGCACCCTTAGTTGCACTATCTTGCCAAATCTTCTATGGCAAATATTACGTCCATTCATCTCGAGCAACGAGGAGTTTGATCGGGCATTTGCAGAAACTTTTGCGCTACCAGAATTTACTCTGAGTAAAGGCGGAGCAGCCAAAGCTGCATCTAAAATGCTAAGTATTCTTGCCAGTTATAGCGGTCTACCTGAAGAAACCGCAAGTAAGATGCTTGCCAACGATCTTTTGTTTGCTGAACTTCAGACTAAGCCTACTGATAAGGCATTTCAGGATGCTGTAGAAACTGAAATGTCCAGATTGAATATAGCGCTTGTTGAAGAAAAGGCCGCACTTCAAGGAGAACTTGAAGGTAAACATAAGCAAACCGCGGATCGAGACAGGCGGCTTGCGCAGGCAGAGGATGCTCTTAATAAGACAAAACAGGAATTGGAAGCGCGCGACAATACTATTTCGCGCTTGCAAAATGAACGAAATGACGAGGCGCGTCGTACCTATACTAGTGTGGCGGATGCGGAAACGCAAAGAAGTGAACGCGATGGTGTGGTATCGGAATTAGGTAAGCAGCAAAGGAAAGCCCTTACTATTGCAAAAATAACTAGCATATCAGGAGGTATTTTAATCGCGCTGCTTTTTGAACTAATTGTAAATTATGTTATTCCATGGCAGTGGCTGTTACGGAATTCCAATAGCTACGGTCTCCAAGCATCGATTTCATTGATGTTGATCTTTCTTTCAGTGGGGGCGTGCGTAAAACCATGGCGAAAAGTTTTTTGGATTGTTGGGGTCTTCGGTCTGATTTTTGCAATCCTAACGATGCTGGGTGGACCAGCGCCAATCAAGCGGTAATACATTCATCTTACAGAATCTAGGCGCTGCGTTTAACGGCGCGTAAATATTGCATTTACATTAGGCTATGGACCAATGCACTACGTTGGGAACTGGCAATCGCCAGTGCGTTTAAGAGCATTGATGCGCGATTTATGCTACGTGCGAAGGCGATAACCAGTCAGATTCCAATCGCTTGCGTTTACGAGACTTCGAATTACATCACTGAAACCGGACTTCGAGACGACCCATCGGAGAAAAACGGAGTGTAGCGCCCTCAATTACAGCACTCCAAGTGCGCTATGCGGGCGCGTGTGAATCAGGATGGCCTGGAACTGTGCGAAAACCAGGCCCTTTCTCCGATATGCGGAGAAAGGGCGGGTTCGCTCATGACTGAATGGCGGAGAGAGTGGGATTCGAACCCACGATACGCGTTTTGCGCGTATACGCCCTTAGCAGGGGCGCGCCTTCGACCAGCTCGGCCATCTCTCCGTAAACAAAATTATCTCACT